CTTTTAAGAGACCCCGAGTTGTACTCCAGATTGGGGGAATTTATAATGGCTGATACACGATTAAATTTACATTATTTGTTAGTAAATGTTTTAGGTTCAAACAATGTATATTTTCAACCACCATCGACAATAACAATGAAATACCCATGTATTGTTTACAAGCGCGCTAGTCAAAACGATATTTATGCAAATAATAGTTTATATACAAATAAAAAAAAGTATTTGGTTACTATTATTGACTCAAACCCCGATTCTGAAATTCCAGACCGCATGATGCAATTGAGATATTGTTCTTTTGATCGACATTATGTGGCAGATGGATTAAATCATGATGTTTATGAAATATTTTTTTAAAAGTAAAGGAGATATAAATTATGGCTAGATTGATTTGGGATGCAATTGGTAAAAGAATTGCAGAAGCTGGTGTACAGCAGGCTATTTTCTTCCCGCTTACTGCTGGTGTTTATGGTGCTGGCGTTGCGTGGAACGGTCTTACTTCCGTAAACGAAGCTCCTAGTGGTGCAGAAGCGAATCCGTTTTATGCTGATAACCGCAAATATATTGAGATTATGTCAGAAGAAGAGTTCGCTGGTTCAATTGGTTGTTATACATATCCTGATGGGTTCAAGAGTTGCATTGGTGAAAAGGAACTTAAGACCGGTGTATCAATTGGTCAGCAGGTGCACACACCTTTTGGTTTTGCATATAGAACCGAAATTATTAATGACACTAGTGGTGTGGCCTATGGGTATAAGATTCATCTTGTATATAATGCTCTTGCTGGTGTATCCGAAAGAGAGCATAGTACAATCAATGAATCTCCCGAGCTCGAAGAGATTTCGTTTGATTTCACAACCACAAAGATTAATGTTACTGGCGCAAAGCCGACCGCTCATGTTGTGATTGATTCTACGAAGTTTACTGAGACAACTATTGAGAAGCTTAATAACTTCCTCGATATTCTTTATGGTACTGATGGCAGTCCTGGTAGTGGTATTGATGGCGAACCCGGATATATTCCTCCGGTTGAAGCCACAACGTCGAGACTTCCTCTTCCCGACGAGCTCGCAACGATTTTTGCGTAAGTTAATTAATAAAAGGGGCTCTGCAATTTTGCATCCCCTTTTTATTATTTTTTAAAGGAGAGACGATAATGATTAGAAAGGTAATCTCATATACAGATTATGATGGAAAGTCTGCAACTATGGTTGCATATTTTCATTTGAATAAATTTGAGTGGCTCGAACTCGAAACTTATACAAGTGGCGGTTTAGTTCGAAATTTGGAAAATGCACTCGAAACCAATAATACTAAGAAAACAATCGATATTCTCAAGAAGCTTTTGCTTAGGGCATATGGAGAAAAAGATCCCGAAACGGGAGAATTTCTTAAAGATGATGATCGTGCCATTAAGTTTAGCAAGACTGAAGCTTTTAGTGAATTGTTTTATGAACTTGCTTATAATGAAGAAGCAGCAAAAGAATTCTTTATGGGATTGATTCCCGCAGAGTATCGCGTAGAAGCAGAAAAGAAAGTAATTGAAAAGCAGAATGAAGTAGTTAACCAACCAAATTTGACAGTTCTGTAAAAAAAAAAAGAATGGAGGTAAAGAATGCTCGAATTAATTATTCCTGAAAATGAATTTTTTAATGCTAAACAAAATAAATTTTTTACGACTCCACAATGTAAAATAATTCTTGAGCATTCTTTAGCCTCTGTTGCAAAATGGGAAGCAAAATGGCATATCCCATATTTAGGTCCTCAAAAGAAAACGCCGGAACAACAGCAAGATTATGTGCGTTGTATGCTTGTTTTTCCATTAGAAAACGATTTAAAAGTTCCGCTTGAGAATTTATTTACAATTGAAAATCAAGTAAAAATTAGAGCATATTTAGACGATTCAATGACAGCAACAACATTTTCTGATACTAATAAAAAATCAAGAACACAAAAAATTGTGACATCTGAAGTTTTATATTCGCGCATGTTTACTTATAATATACCAATAGAATGTCAAAATTGGCATTTAAATCGTCTCATTACACTTATTCGAGTTTGTGAAGAAGAAAATACTCCAAAACAGAAAATGGGTAAAATGGCTGCACTTGAAAGAGCTGCAAAATTAAATGCCGAGAGACGTAAAAAATTTAACTCGAAGGGGTGATGGTTTATGGAAATGTGGGCGATAATTATTGCAATTGCCGGAGGCGTTTTGACATTTTTTAATTTGTTTGAAAAACTGGGTTTAATTAAATTTTTTAGACAAGTAAATTGTGATTTTAAAGAGCTTAAAAAACTTCCAGACCAACTGAGTGATTTACAAAATACGGTTTCATCAATTCAAGAATTTCAGCAGATACAGAATTCTGCATTGTTAGCAATCATTCGTAACGATTTATATCAATGTTTTAAAAATAATCGAGATGTTTGTGCTTGGACAGATGATGATTTTGGCGTTCAAACAAAACTTCACGAAGCATATAAAGGCCTTCATGGAAATGGTGAAGAAGGAATTTGGTGGGACAAAAAGAAAGATTGGAAAATTGTTTCCGCCGATGAATTGGATGATTTAATTAGAGAAAGTCATAAAAAGAAAGAGTAAAAAGGAGAAATGGGCATGATTAAAATGACTCACCGTGGGTCTTTTAAAAATGCCGAACGGTTCTTCGATAATAGCAAACATCTCAGTCGTAGGCTTAGAACCGCGTTCGCGAGATATGGAGCACAAGGAGTCGAAGCGCTTCGATCGGCAACTCCAAAAGACAGCGGACTTACTGCTAATAGTTGGTTTTTTACCATTGAAGACTGGGGTATTGGTTTTAATAACTCAAACATCCAAAATGGTTTTCCTGTTGCAATTCTTATTCAATATGGACATGGTGTCAAAGGTGGCGGCTATGTTCAGGGTATTGATTATATAAATCCCGCACTCCGTCCAATTTTTGATCAAATTGCAGAAGCGTGTTGGAAGGAGGTTCGGGCATTATGAGTGATAAAATAGACCAAAGAATTGTAGAAATGTCTTTTGAAAATGCAAAATTTGAAGAAGGCATAAAACAATCAAAAAATAGTTTAAAAGATTTTACCGATGCTTTAAAACATTCTCCTCAAAACGATTTCTCTGGATTAGAGAAATCTGTGGGTAGTATGTCTAATTCTTTTTCTGCTCTTCGAGAAGTAGCGGTTGGTGCTCTTAGAAAAATTGGCGAAGAAGCCGTTATGGCGGGCGCCAATTTAGTCAAATCAATTGCTATTGAACCAATTAAGCAGGGTTTCGACGAGATGGAATTAAAAATGGGTTCTACGCAAACCATTATGGCATCTACAGGCGAATCGTTGGCTTCTGTTAATGGATACTTAGAAGAATTAAATGAATATGCAGACCAAACGATTTATTCGTTTTCAGATATGACATCAAACATCGGCAAATTTACAAATGCTGGTGTAAAATTAGATTTAGCAGTTGCATCAATTAAGGGTATTAGTAATGCTGCCGCACTTTCTGGTGCAAATGCAAACGAAGCTTCTCGCGCAATGTATAACTTTGCTCAGGCGTTGAGTTCTGGTTATGTAAAATTAATCGACTGGAAATCTATCGAGTTGGCCAACATGGCTACTGTAGAATTTAAACAACAATTATTGGAATCTGCAGTTGCGGCTGGTACTTTGGAGAAAACTGCCGATGGAATGTATAAAGTTCTTAGTAAAAATGCATCTGGTGGTGTTATGGAAGCAACCATTAGTGCTACTCGTAATTTTAATGATTCTTTAGCATATCAATGGATGACTACAGATGCACTAACCAAAACACTTGCGAACTATTCAGATGCTACAACGGATATCGGACGTAGAGCATCTATCGCAGCAACACAAGTTACAACATTTACAAAATTAATTGATACACTAAAAGAAGCTGTTGGTTCTGGTTGGGCGCAAACATTCGAACTAATCTTTGGCGATTTTAATGAAGCCAAAAAGTTATGGACCGGAATTAATGATTCTGTTGGCGCTATGATTGAGACATTTACTGACAGACGAAATGCTTTCCTAAAGGAAGGAATGTCAACGGGCTGGAAACAGTTTATGTCTGAAGGAATTTCTGACGTTACTACATTTGGGGAAACTCTTTCAAATGTGGCGCAATCTGCTGGAGTAGATATAGATAGTTTAATTAAAAAGTATGGGTCAATGGAAGAAGCAGTTCGTCACGAATCTTGGTTGACCGGTGATATGCTTTCAAAAACTGTGACCCAAATGACAGATAAGATTAGAGATCTTTCTGGTGAAGAACTACGTAATGCTGGTTATACCGAAAAGACAAAACAAGAACTTCTTGAATTAAATGCTGCTTTAAAAAATGGTGCAATTTCTGCCGAGGAATTTGCAATCAAAATGAAAGTACCTAGCGGAAGAGAAAACATTTTAAGTGGCTTAAAGAATGCTGTTGTCGCTTTACTTTCGGTTCTAAAACCAATTTCTGAAGCATTTGATCAAATCTTTCCTCCTTTAACAGCAGAAAGATTTTACCAAATGACCGAATCATTTAAGAATTTTACAAAAAATTTAATAATTAGTGACGAAGTTGCACAAAAAATTAAACGCACTTTTGCTGGTTTCTTTGCTGTTATTGATATAGGTTGGCAAATAGTAAAATTCTTAGGTCAAGCGATTTTTGAAGTTGTAAAAGTCTTTTTCCCAATGTCAAATGGTGTTCTTAATGCAACCTCCAATCTTGGTGATTTTTTAGTGATGGTAAACAGAGCCATTAAATCGAGTAAGGTTTTTCAGTATGGTTTGTTGGCTATAAAGATTGCTGCAATTTATCTAAAAAATATTATTTCGACAGTTGTTGGAAAGGTTGCAACTTTTATTCAAACTCTTTGGACCGCTGAAAAACCATTTGAATATTTAAAAAGTGTTGGACAAAATATTTTTGGTGGAATTTTAGAAAAGATTAAATTAGTTACAAGTTGGATTTCTGAGAAGTTTTCTAAAGTTTTAGGCGGTGCAAATCAAGCAATAGAATCGAGTTTTGGAAAGAAAATTATTAGTGTTTTTTCTACAATTTTTGAATTCTTTAAATCTCTTGGTGGTGTTTTTTCTGGTAAGCTTAATCTTAATTTAGAAAAATTTAAAAATATTATTTCAAATATAGACCCATCTAAAATTGCAGCTTTTGTAATTTCTGGTGTTTTATTACTTTTTGTTATTCAAATTTCACAGTTTACTAAAGCTGCTACTGGATTTGTTAAATCGATAACGGGTATTACTGATGGTATTGGCAAACTTCTTAATAAAAAAGAAGCAGGACCAAATGTTCTTCGCGATTTGGCGTTAGCAATTGGTGTTCTTGCTGGAAGTATTTGGGTTCTTTCTACAATTCCAGCAGAAAAAGTTAAATCTGCTTTGATTGGTTTAGCGGCGGCTATTGGTATTTTTGTTACTGCATATTTTAGTATTCAAATGATTAATGTAATTGCATCAAAGTTATTAAAAGAACAAGAGATGGCAAAAACAGCATTTAATCTTCTTGGTTTAGCAATAGCATTAAAAACAATGGCAGCGGCAATTAAAGTTATTTCTGAAATAGAAAGTAAAGAAAAGATTTGGGGCGCCGTTGCAGTTGTTGCGGCATTGGTTGGTTTATTATCGGCATATGAAACTCTATCTGGTTTACTTGAAATGTTACCAAGAAGAAATAAAGCTGCAAACAATTTTCTTGGAATTTCTATTGGTATTTTGGGTATGATAGGTGCTGTAGTTCTTGTTACAAAAATACCCATGGAGCAGATAAATGATTCATTGGCTAAAATTATAGCATTAATGAAAGTTGCGGGTCTATTTCAATTTTTAATGGCTCTTGGTGCAAAAATTGGTGGTGGAAACAAACTTGCAACTAGTACTCTTGGTATGGCTCTTGGCCTTGCTGGTATGGTTGGAGTTGTAAAATTATTAAATTGGCTAAAACCAGAAGAAATTATAAAAGGTTGCGATATATTAAAACAGTTAGCACTTGTTATTGGTGGATTTAATATTTTGATTGGTATTGGTGCTCGCATTGGTGGCGGAAACAAGTTTAAAGCTAATGTTTTAGGTCTTGTAATTGGTATGGGCGCAATGGTTGGACTAATTGCATTGCTTCAATTGATTCCAGAAGATAAAGTAAAAATGGGTGTTAAAACGTTGGCTGCGTTTGCTGGTATAATTGGTGCTTTACAACTTATCTCTTCAATTTCTTCTCGTATTGGTGGAGGTAATAAAATTACAGCAATGCTTTTATCTGTAACTGCAACTATGGGTCTTTTTGTTGGAATTATTAAATTATTAGAGACCGTACCGCAAGAAGCTATTGATAAAGGCGTTAATACAATTATGAAAATGGCCGCCATAATTGCGGGCCTTGAGTTGGTTTCATCGTTGGCATCTAAAATTTCTTCTAAATCTTTTACAAATTTTATTGGTGTTGCAATTACAATCTCGATTCTTGTTGGTGCAATAGCAATGCTAAGTCTTATTCCAGAAAAAGATTTGGAAAAAGCAAAAGAAACATTAACCAAAACAATTCTTGCTGCAACAGCTATGAGTGTTGGTTTTGCTATACTATCTGCTGTGTTAGATAAAATGCAAACGAGTAATACCGGAATTGTTGCAACATTAAAGAAAATAATTCCTGGTTTAACAGTAATAATTGCTCTTCTTGGAACCACAATGTTGTTCTTTACAGCATTCGCAAAAATTCAAGAAGATATGGAAAAAATAAAGTTTGAAAGTATTGGAAAATTTGCTATTGGCGTTGGTTTAATTGGAACGCTGATGATTGCGTTTACCGCTCTTCAGCAAAAAGCAGGAAAGATAAGTAAATCCGGTCTTGGTGCCTTGGCTGTTGGTTTAATTGCTGCTATTGCGGTGGTCTCGGCGACAGGACTTATGTTTGCTGCAATTACCAACGTTCTTGTTACACTTGATAATGTTAGTCTTTCGAGTATTGGTAAATTTGCATCTGGCGTACTTGTATTGGGTATAGCTATAGCCGCTATTGCTTTGTTGGCTAAACCACTAGAAGCTGCTGGACAAATTGGTCTTGGTGTAATTAAAGGTGTTTTGGTTGTTATTGCTGGATTAGCACTTATTGTTGCAGCATTTGTTGGATTAGCAGAGGCTTTGAGTTTATTAGATTTAAATAATCTTGCAAAGGGTTTTGAAGCTTTAATTCTTGTTGGAGAAAATATTGGTCGATTCTTTGGAGCAGTTGTTGGTGGATTCGTTGCGGAGTCTTTGGCACAAATTGGTAACGATATTGTTGAATTCGTTGATTCGTTTGCTACAATCGATTCTGCTGCTATCGATAATATTAAAGGTGTAGCAGATGCGATGTTAGCACTAACCGCGGCATCACTCTTAGATGGATTGGCAAGGTTTGTTAGTTTGGACTTCTTTACTTCTTCCGGTACAAAAGTTGGTAAGAATCTAAAAGATTTACTTGCACAACTTGCTATGATTCCAGTTGAAGATGCAACCAACGCTGCCGCCGTGTTAAATGCAATGGCACCAATGACAGAAGCATTAGAGAAAATGTCTGCAGCAGCTGCTAATATTCCAAATAGTGGGGGCTGGATTGGTGCTATATTTGGCGATAACGATGCCGACACGTTTGGTAAACAATTGGCCGGACTTGTTTATGCATTACTTGGAACTGCCGAAAAACCATTAACACCACAGGTAATTCGAGTGGCTACGGCAAATCTTAATGCTATTACAAACATGAATGATAGTTTAAGATTGATGTCCGAAGCAGCTAAGGGAATTCCAAATAGTGGTGGATATATTGATGAGTGGTTTGGAAGTAATGACATTGATATGTTTGGTAAACAATTGGTAGACTTTGTTTATGTAATGCTTGGAAGTGAAGATAAACCTTTAACGGCGTCTGTAATTCGAGGAGCAACGAATAATCTTAATTCTATCGCAAATATGAATGATAGTTTAAAATTGATGTCTGAAGCAGCTAAGGGAATTCCAAATAGTGGTGGTTATTTAGGAGATTGGCTTGGTAATAACGATATTGATACATTTGGTCAGCAATTGGCCGGTTTTGTTTATGCTTTATTTGGAGTAAAAGACAAACCGATTTCAATTACTGTTGTTCGAAACGCATCTAATATTTTAACAGCTATGACCGAGATGATTCCAGCACTTAGCGGGTTCTCTAATTTACTAAAACAAATAAATGAGATGACTGGTTTTTGGGGTGCAATTACAACAAGCAATAAGCTAACAACTTTTGTAGAGTTGTTATCGATTTTTGTTGAAAAATTATCAGAGGTTGACTTTTCAATTGTCGAGCCAGCATTAGCAAGTATGCAAAAGATTTCTATATCATTCCAAGAGGTTGGTGCTACTGTTCTCGAAAATGCATATAAATCTTTTGAAAATAATAAAAAGCCATTTCAGGAATCAATTGTAACTATTTTTGACGAACCAATGAACCAACTCCATAAGAACAAAACAAGATATTGCAGAATTTTCGTTAATATTTTAGATGCAATGCTTACTGTTGTTAAAGGATATTCGGCAAAATTTAAAGCAATTGGTAAAGATGTTGTTGATGGTATAACGGCTGGTATTACAAGTGGCGAGGCTGCACTTACCACAGCAATAAATACTGTTACAAATAAATTGGTTGAATCAACAGAAGATGCTCTCGATATTCATTCTCCAAGTAAAATATTTAAAAATATTGGTGCGTGGTGTGTGAAAAGTCTTGCTCTTGGTATTACAAGCGAAACAAAGACCGCATCAAAAGCCGGCACCAAAATGGCACATGCGACAGAAGAAGCAATTCGTGATGCAACTGGAATTCATTCAATTAGTGAAAAATTTAAAGAAATTGGCGCGTGGATACCACAGTCGGTTGGTGAAGGAATAGATAAACTAAAAGGCTGGGCATTAGGAAAAGCCGAGGAATTCGGTATTGATACTAGTAATATAACTGTAGAAAGCGTTGTGGCTGGAATAACTGGTGGTAAGGGTGATATCACAGCCGCTATTGAATCAATACTTGGGTCATTTGGAGACAACTTTAATATGGACTCATTTATTGAACAAGTTGGCGAAAAAATGGGTGGTAATCTGACTACTGGTTTTGGAAATGCTATAACAGATAGTTATTCTGGTCTTGGCGGTTCTAAGATGCAAGCGGCGGTTAAGTCCGAACTTGAAAAATTAAAAGATTATATCGAGGAAGAAAATTATTTTGATCGAATGAGTCTTGAAGAAGAATTGGCTGCTTATAAGAATTTGATTGGTAAGTATGCAGAGGGTAGTGCAGAAAGAAAAGAACTTGATAGAGAAGTTTATCGCCTTTCAAAGCAAATTTATGAAGCCCAAATTGCATATATTGAAGGCGTTACAGAAGCACAAAAAGAGGCGGCCGACGAAAGACTTAAGATTGAAGAAGATTATAATACTGGCGTTGCAGAAGCAACACAAGATGCAAATGAAAAACTTGCAGATGCCCAAAAGCAATATAATACAGATACTGCATCTGCGCACAACGATGCAAATAAAAAGCTTCTTGATGCTCAAAAGAAATATGTCGATGAATATAATAAGATTCTTGATAATGCAGAAAAAGAACGTCAACAAGCACGCGAAGATTATGCAGATAAACAGCGTTCTATTAACGAAAAACTCTTAGCAGATATTGATGCACAAAATAAAGCATATGAAGATGCTGTAAAATCCAGAGCCGATGCTATTTATAGTTCTTATGGTTTATTCGATGAAGTTCCAGTAGCAGAAGAAGTATCTGGCGAACAGCTTCTTGAGAATTTAAGACAACAAGGCGCAGCATTACACGAATGGAAAGATGCTCTCGCAGAACTGGCCGCTCGTGGTGTGGGCGATGCATTGATTGAAGAATTACAGCAAATGGGTCCATCCAGTACTGCTCAAATCAAAGCGCTTCTTACTCTTACTTCGGCTCAACTTGATGAGTATGTTGCTTTGTTCCAGGGTAAGTATGCTTTTGCAAGAATCAAAGCTGAAACAGAACTTGTTGGACTTAAAGAAACCACAATTCAAAACATTCAAGATTTAAACGCGCAAGCAGCTATTGATTTACAGGTTCTTGAAGATGAGTTTGCAACAAAGATGTCAGACATTAATATTAATGTAAGCAATGAACTTCACAATCTTCGTCAAACTTATTCACAAGAAGTCTCCGAAATTGAAGCCGACCTTGCAGAAAAACTTGCATCAATTGAGGAACGATTCAGTGAAACTTCCAGCGACATAAATCGCGATCTTGAAAAGAAACTAGGCGAACTTCAGAAAACATATGACGATTCAATGACAAAAGTTAACGACGATTTAGCAAAGAAACTTCAAGAATTGAAAGATCAGTTTTCTGAGACAATGGAAGAAATTGATGGATATAGTATAGAACAACTTGAACAACTGATTGCTCAAAACAAAATCAAAATAGAAGAGCTTAATCGAAATATTGAAATGGGAATGGATGAATATTCACAACTTTTCGATGAGGCCGGCAATAGTGTTGTAAATTCTATGTCTAATTCGCTTGGTAGGCTTGTGTCCGAGTCCGATCAGAAACTAAACGCAATGATTTCTCGTGGTGTACAGTTTGTTAGTCAGTTTAAACGAACTGGACACGATGCTTCTAATGGATTCGCCGAGGGCCTTCTTCTTGGTTCATCAAATGTTGCAAATTCTGCAAGATATGTTGCCGAGCTTGCTAATTATACAATGAAAAAGACATTACAAGAAAGGTCGCCAAGTCGGGTTTTACGTAATGTTGGTATGTATGCAGCAATTGGTTTTGCTAATGGTATCGAAGATTATGCATATAAAGCAGAAGAAGCATCAAGACGTATAAGTTTGGATGTTATTGATACTATCTCCGATGCTTTAGCAGCAATTGACGAAACAGATTTTGATTTCTCTCCGACAATTACTCCAGTTTTGGATTTGTCAAATATTCGAAATAGTAATGTGTCTGATTTGTTGGATAATCAAGTTTACACATTGCCTGCAAAATCTATACGTTTGGCTAATCAACTTAATCCTTCAACAACTAATGGACCAGTTACTACAACATCTATTCAAAACAATTTTAATCTTAATGGACTCACAGTTCGTTCAGAAGCGGATATCGATTCTATCGCGACCAAACTTCATCAAAAGCAACAGGCAGCAATGCGTGGTAGAGGTCTTAGAGTTGTTCCGCAATATTAATTTAAAGGGGTGTTTTTATTGCTCGGTGGATTTACATTTAAAGGTATACATAGTAGTGTATACGGAGTATATGAAACCCCAGAATCAAGAGTTCTTTTACCTGAAAAACGTAGAACGCTTATAGAAATTCCAGGGCGATCTGAATCATTCATTCAAGAAGATGGTGGCTACAATAGTCGTGTAGAATCTATTAGTTGTTCTTATGTAAAAAAGCCTGGTGAAAATTTACAACGACAAGTGCGTTTAATCGCTGGTTGGCTCTCCGGTGTCGGGGAGCTAACCTTCGATTATGAACCAGAGATGCATTATAATGCTTTCCTGAGTTCTGCTCCGCCAACGGTAAAAGATATAGCCATGGAATATGCTACTTTTGAATTGGAATTTACAATTAATCATCCGTTTGCATATGAATCGGCACAGCAAAGAGTGGTTACCATAAATGCGGGTCAATCTTTTAATATTGTAACAGATGGAACCATTTCAACTCCGATTCGATTGGTTATTAAAAATACTGGGACAAAAACAATTACAAATTTAATTGTTTCATCTAAATATATTAATAATTAACTGGAGGTATACACAATGCCAAAATCTAATACTAGTAAGCAAATGATGCTTAACTTCTTTTGTCGGAATCAGTCTGTATCGCAGCCGACGCAGCTTTATCTGGCTCTTTATGCGACCAATCCGACAGATGCTAATACTGGTGTAGAGGCATCATATTCTGGTTATCAGCGCCAGGCGGTTGTTTTTGGTGCTCCTCAACTTTCTGGCGGCTCAGCAACTGTTCAGAACTCTTCGGCACTTCAGTTTGCCGTGGTTCCTAGTGCGAGTGGTTCTGTTGGTTTCGCAGGACTTTTGACAGCGGACACTGGTGGAGACCTCATTTATTATGGTCCTCTTGCCGCAACATATCAGCTTAATCAGGGTGTTCAGCCGATTGTGCCAATTGGTTCTTTGACTGTTTCTGAGACCTAATTGATATGAGGAGGTGACGCGTTATGTTCGATAAACATCTATTTGACAAAAACGCCTTCGACAGAAGCGTCTCCTCAAGTGGCGCATCTGTAACAATAATTTCTACTGGTGAGTTTGAGTGTAATATTCAAATGATAACACCATTTAATATATCAACATTAACTGGTTCTGGAACGGCAACTTCAAGCGCGGTTGCACTAACGAGAATTGGCGGAGATATAAATGGCGAAGGCGACTTAAACAACATTCCAGAAGGAAATTATTTACAATTGGTTCTTCGTAATAAAATGTCAACCACAATGGATGCCGAAGGAAATTTTGAATCACACCTTGTTGTTAAAACTCCAATGTTGGCAGCATTGTCTGGTTCTGGCGAAATAGACATAGACGACCGAGTAATGCTTATACAGCATATGGGGTCTAATATTACAGGAGTTAGTCAATTAACAAATAATATTGTTTTAAGAACTCCAATGGAAATCGCTCCGATAAATGGTAGCGCATCAATTAATGCGGCATTCCCTTTAAAAACTTTAATGCAAGCAAACTTGTCTGGTAATGGTACATTACTATTAAATCGGATAAGTGAACTTAACGAAGAAGTTTTTGAACTTAAAGGTATAAGTCTTGCTCCAGGACAGACGGTCATAATTGATACTAATTTGCTACAAGTCTGGATTAATTCGCAAGAAAATGTTGCAAATGTAACAACCGATTCTGTATTTTTTGAACTAAATCCTGGTACAAATGAGATTAAAATCCAAACGGATAAGACAGGAACACTTGCTGTAACTGCCATTTGGCAGAACCGTTGGTTGTAATCAAAATGGAAGGGAGAATCAAAAATGGGTAAGGTTGTTACAATATATGACGGCTCGACATTAAAGCGGTTGGCATATTTACAGAATTCTTTTGATGTAAAATATGAAAAAAATATTAATTCTTTATGGACCGCAGAATTCAAACTTCCATATTCCGACCCAAAAAGAAAATACTGCGATATTTTTAACTATGCTGAAATTTGGGATATAGATAGTACAAACAAAGATAGATATGTTGGTTTGTTTCGAATTATGCCAACAGATGAAGAAATTATTGGAACTGCGGCCACCGCCACATACAAACTTGAACATGTTTTTAGTACTTTGTTAGATGATGTAATGATTGGTTTTCATGAGATTGGAAATACTGGCGTTACTACAGCACAAGTAATTAATTATATTTTACAAAATCAAACAACAGAACGATGGAAATTAGAGCGCTGTGATTATACAAATCAATATTTGTATGGTTGGCAAGATGAAAATCTTTTAAGCGCTCTATTTTCTGTTGTCAAACCATTTTCAGAAACCGACTATTATTGGGATTTTAATACTAAAGTTTATCCTTGGCGATTAAGTTTAAAAAGAACAAACGCAACTCCAGTAACCGATATTCGATATAAGAAAAATTTAAATGGACTTGCTCGTACAATCGATCCTTCGAGCTTAACAACTCGTTTATATTGTTATGGTTATGGCGATGGTGATAATAAACTTGGAATAGAACAAGTTAATAATGGAAAACCATATTTGGATAGTCCAAACATTGCGCAATATGGTGTAATTACTCAGATTTGGACAGACGAAAGTCAAACTATTGCTCAATCTTTAAAGAACATTGGTGAGGCTATGCTTCGTCAATTAGAGGTGCCAAAAATTACCTATCATATCGATATTCAAGCTATTTATGCTGCTGCAAATTTAAATATTGGGGACACTATTAGAATTGTATCAGATGGGTTGGACGAGCTAATGACTGTACGACAATTTGCAAAAGACGACGTTACTGGTGCTCCGAATTCAGGAACAATTATTCTTGGTGTTGGTACTGTCGACATTGCAGATAGTGTTGCAGAGTTAGCAGAAAAGCAGAGAATTTCTGAAACTTATTCGCAGGGTTCAGAGTCTATATTTATGGATTCATTTACAGATAATGCAGATTCGACAAATCCTGCAGAAGTGACATTTCGGATTCCAAACAATGTTGTGCATGTTAATGAAATTCTATTTTCTTGTAAATTGACTTCGTTCCGTGCATATTCAAAGGCAATCCAAGGTGGCGGAGCAGTAACTAAGACAACATCTGATGGCGGAGAAACAAATGTAACGAGTTCTTCCGGCGGATTATATACATCTTCATCTTCTGGTGGTGGTAGTGCAACCATTACTTCGACTAGTGGTGGTAATTTTATTCAAACCACGCAAGATGGTGGTGGTGGAACAATCAGTTCATATGGTGGTGGTAGTGGTACCGCAACATCTGTATCGGCTGGTTCTTTTAATCAAACCATTGGTGTATATAATGTTTTACCAACAGATGATAATATTTATAGAGTTCATAACCATGGTATTCCAAAAGGAACGCGACTAGTAACAAGTCTGAATGTATATAAAAATTCAAGTGG